TCGACTGGAGTAGGCAAAATCCAACCCGGATAAGCGGTTGGTTCAACGATGATTGCTAAGGATAGTTCAACATCGAACCCGGCTTTACGAAGAGCTCTATACATTTCCTGTAAGCCAATAGCCCAAGCATCTAACGCTGAATAGGTATCAAGATCGATTACCTTCTTTTTTGCCATGACTTAATTGTCACCTCTCTAGGAGACGGATTACAGTTTCGACACGCTCTTCAAGTCTGGTAATTCTATCGTTCATCGAGTTTCCGCCATTTGGTTTCAGCTCTGCTAGGTAGTGCTTTACTAACCATCTGACTGAGCCAATAAATGAACCAATAACGGTCGTAACAGCAACAGCAATTGCCGCTGTGTCCACCACACTCATTACCTTTTTGGTGTTGCATACCCGAATACGCCTGAAAGAATGGCGAACAGGATTGCTCGGTAGTCTAGTGTAAAGTTACTTGCCGACCAAGCGGCTAAGAATGCTCCTGCTGCTAGGATCAATGGATTCTTCATTCTGTCTCCTCTTCTGGGATGTCGATTATTTCAACGATATTGTCATTTGGCTTTGATGGGTCGTACCCACCTTCTCCAAAAGTAATGATTTTCATTAGGATTTCCTTAGACTTACTAGATATGAGCTTGAACTAGAAAGACTTGCAGATGCTGTAGAGAAACCACTTGACACATTTACGCTCTGAGTAGCAAATGGAGTCACGTTTCCTGCAACTGTAACTCCAAATAAACTATTAGTTATCGTTTGAGCTGATGATAGAACTATAAAGTTATTTGTCGCAGCCGCTGAGGTCGTGTTTGCGCCTAACCAGTACCATCCCTTAGATAAGGTCTGACTGATCGTTATTTCACCGACAGTACTGGCGGCAGTTAGATTGACGGTTCCAGCATCTAAAACAACTGTTCCGGGTAATCCTGAAGTATTGTTAAAAATACCTAATCTAACTGTACATGAGCCCGAAAAAGTACCACCACTAACAACGGCTATTCGATCAAATGCTGCTGACTCTGAAACATAAAATGGTGTAAATCGTGTAATGTTTACAGCAATATTTGCGTTAGCAGTATTACTCAATAAAGCAGAGTAATATCTAGTTGATACATAAGCCGGAGCATCTAATGAAAGACCACCTGCTCCACCGCCCGATGAGTTGATAGTTACATCGCCTGTGCCACCTGTAGGGCTAATCGTGATATTAGTACCAGCGATAATAGATGTAACTCCACCGCCGCCGCCGGATTGATCGACCCACTGAGTATTATAATCTGTTGCGTTTATCTTGGCTAAGACTTGGCCAGTAGTACCGCCTACTGGTACGCCTTGTCCGTTAGTACCAGCTGCTCCGGTCGCTCCGGTCGCACCTTGGACTCCTTGAGGAATACCAAAGTTTAATACTGCCGCGCTAGAAGTTCCAACATTTGTAACAGTTGCAGATGAACCAGCACTAAGAGTCGAAGTAGTGCCAACAGCAACAGTAGCCGCTGCTCCGTTAGTTCCTGCGTTTCCTCGCGGAATTGTAAAGTTAAGTACGGCAGCACTTGATGTACCCGCATTTGTTACAGCTGCGTTAGTACCCGCTGCGCCTGTCGTGGTCGATCCAACTGCGACTGTAGCCGCGTTACCAGTCGCTCCGGTCGCACCTGCTGTACCTTCTAGGCTAAATGTCCAGAGTCTTGAATTGATAGAGCCAACTGCTGTTGTTACATTTACAGTAATTGATGTATTTACTGTAAGGGCAGTAATCGTGCCGATCATATATTCATTAGTTGGATCAAGAGGATAGACAACTCTCACATATTGTCCTACTACATAAGCACCTGTATCGGCTAAGGTAAATGTAATACTGCCAGTTGCAGGCTGAATGAAAGGCGCACTAAACCCATTAGTGGAAACATTGTAACCAGCACCCTGCGCGCCAGTAGCTCCGGTATTGCCAGTATCGCCTTTATCGCCTTTAGCACCCGTTGCTCCAGTCGCTCCGGTTGCACCAGTTGCTCCGGTCGCTCCCTGCGCGCCCTGTGGCCCTTGTGGGCCATCTGAAGCAACTTGCACAATAGTGACATCCTCAGTAACAGTTACATTTGTTACATCTTGGATGATCTCGATAATATCGCTCATCGAGTTACCTGTGGGCTAATTGAGATTTTGCCCTGTACTAAACGAGTTACGATCCCTGAAGCAGATGTAATCTCTAGATCATAGACATAGTTGCCTGCTGGAATAGCAGCAGTCTGCACAGCTGTAGCAGTAACAGCAAGAGTGCCAGTAGCAGCAGTAATGGTTATGCCACCGCTAGGCGATGTTAGAGATAGGTCAGTTGTAGAGTCTGCATAAGTATCTCTGATCTGTAAGCCTGCTGTGTAGCCTGTTAGGTTAATCGGTGTACCTGCTGAGTCCTTATACACGAAAGTAACAAACCAGTTAGCCCCCTGATCAATAATGAAATTGTTAGTTGCTGCTGTCATTTGTTCCCCCTAGCATAGGTATCTGAAAAAAAGCCCCATCATTGTCAGCCGCTTTCTTAAAGCTGAAATGAGCGTGTTTGTCGTGTTTGTTTGCTCCTGTGTAGTTGCGCCATTTCCAATTAAGGACAGGCGAACATATTCTTCCGTCAAAGATGATGTAGGACAATCGCTTCTCTTTGCCTGACTTACAAGCGGCTCGAAGTTGATCAACCAGATAGGGCATGACATCGGGTTTTGACCCTTTATGTAAATCCCTGTCACAGTCGTAGGCACGAACCCAACCAGTTTGTAAACAAGGATTGTGATCTGACTTACGCGCGAGATGTTTTGCATCAGCGTAAGCCCCTGAGTCGCTACGGCGATCTCTATCTGGGAACGAATCATCGATCTGTTCTCGGAGTTGAATAGCAGCTTTTGATAATCTTGGTTTCATTAGATCGTGGCAATCGTTACCCAAGCAGATCCGTTATAGATCTCAAACTTATTTGTGTCTTTTAGATAGGAAGCCATACCTTCAGCTACGACTCCAGTCAAAGCAGTCGTGCGAGCAGTAGATGAAGCAAAGACCATGATGGTCTGCTCTTGGATATAAGTATCCATATCGTTAGCTGTAAGCACATTTCCTGCGCTCCAGTTCTTGTAACCTGCTCCGGCCATATCTCTACTCTCCTTGTGTCGTGTACATAGTATAAAGCCTATATCCAGTATTGGCTAACAATTAGTTTGTCTAGCGTGGTATAAGTCGTAAGCCATGAAATAGGGGTAATCTCATGGTTCATGCCCTGACATTGTAGGGTTTTCTGGATTAAAGAGCCTTCTTGTGTCACATTAGTGATGTTGAATATGTCAAAATAAACAGCTTCAAGATAGTCGATAAACTCAGAATCTCCAGAGGTTAGGAAGTCGATAGTGATCGCATCGATCCGGATGTCGTTATCCTTACGAGCCTCTATGTACCCCTCGGCCAATAGCAAAGCCTCGGCATTGTGTCTCATGATTAAGCCGCTTTGAGTGTATGAGTGTAGGAAATACTTAGCAATAGAAGCTGCATCGCTATAGGTTTGGGCTGTGCCACCTTCGCGGGTAATCGTGGCGGAGTTATAGACACGCTTATCATCAAAGGCAAACTTGATATTTTGGTAAGGCTCTCCAGAGGCTACAAACTGATCGTTGCTAAAATCAAACTCCTCAGATGCATCTTCGCTATAAACATCTCCACGATCAAGGAAAACCGCTGTGCCTTGTGGATCAATAAAGAAAGCACCATTCTCAGAAATCTCAGCAAGACGGATGGCAACCAAGGCTGATCGGCTAGATCCGTTATCGTTCTCACATTCTACTTCCCCTGTATCGATACGGCGCATACCAGAAGGCCAGCCAATTTGAGTAAGTATCTGCCCTATTCGTGTGCCTGTTCTATCTCCTGCTCCTGCGCCTGTAACTGTGGTAACGGCTGAGGTATTAAAGAGCTTGAACGCATCAAAGGCTGTAATGGTCACATAGCCTGTTTCCTGCCCTTGTGGAAAGGTGTAGCGATAGTCTGAGATATAACCTGTGAACATATAACGGGCTCGGATAACCCCGCCTGCTGCTACTGCGTTATGGCTAATGCGTAACTTCTTGCCTGTTGTGACATGGCCATAGATAGGTGAATCTATGTTCTGAGGGTTAAAGTCTCCATCTGGATCTAGGATGCGAATAGTTGCTTGTCCTGCGTTGTACCCATCTTGTAGGACATCTCGACCGCGCCTGATATTGATGTT